TGGGGTAGGTGGTGGCGTGGTCGACAGGCTGCGCCAGCTCAGGGTGCCCGTCATCGGCGTGCAGTTCGGTGGCCGGCCCGATCGCTCGCAGCCTGGCCAGGAGTTCGTGCGCTACGCCAACAAGCGAGCCGAGATGTACGGCAACGTTCGGGAGTGGCTCAAGGGCGGTGCCATCCCCGACGACAACGACCTGGCGCAGGAGCTGACGGGCATCGAGTACGGATTCGTCTTGCGCGAAGGCGTGGACGCGATCCTGCTGGAGTCCAAGGACGACATGAAGAAGCGCGGCATCGGCAGCCCGGACATCGCCGACGCCCTGGCGCTGACCTTCGCCTACCCGGTGCAGGCGAACCGCAATGCGGGGCGCGCAGCGGCCTTCCTGCGGCCTCAGGTGCAGGCCGACTACGACCCGTACCAGGACGCACCACGCCCGACCGTGCGCCACGAGTACGACCCGATGGGTGCGGCATGAGCATGCACGCCAGGATTGCCACCGCAGCCGAGGACGGCCTGCTTGCGGCCATCTGCAACACGCCCGAGGTGCTGGCCTGGACAGCGCACGATGGCGCACCGCCGTTCGACCCCACGCGCTACACCGCCTCGCCGAAATCCTTCGCCGTGATCGTCGAGGACGACGCCGAGCCGTTGGGCTGTTTCCTGGCGCCTGCCTTGGAGCAGGGCGCCTACGGCGTGCACACCAACCTGCTGCCTGCCTGCAGGGGAGCCAGGGCGCTGGAGGCCGCAGCCGTTGCCGTCGAGCTCGCCTTCGTGTCCACCGATGCCGAGCAGCTCTGGTCTATGGTGCCTGCCAACAACCGCCGGGCGGCCTGGTTTGCGCACGCGATGGGCATGCGCGACCACAGCCGGCGCGATGGTGTGTGGCCAAGCGGCGGCCAGCGGCACGCCATGGCCTTCGTGCGCATGGACATCGACGACTGGATCGTGCGTGGCAGCCTGGCCGAGATGGGCCGCGAGTTCCACCGCGCGCTGGTCGAGCAGGGCGGCCATGTGGATCACGGCGACGACCCGGTGCACGACGCCTACGTCGGCGCGGCCTGGGCCATGACGGCTGCCGGCAACCTGGCCAAGGGCCTGCGCATCTACAACCGCTGGGCACGCGCGAGCCTGTACCGGCCCTACCAGGTGCTCGGCGAGGAGCCGCTGCGCATCGACATCGGCAGTTGCGTGCTGCGCGCCGTGGGCCGTGACTTCGCCATCGAGCACGAGGAGACAGAGCATGCCTGAGTCAGCAGCCGCTGCGTTTGAGTATTTTGGCGAGTACATGAGCAGCTCTGGAGCGGCCTCGGCTGCCGCGACGGTCGCCGCCGGCGCAGTCGCGAGCAAGGCCATGTCGCCAAACATGCCCAAGATGCCGCCCCCGCCGCCTGCGCTCAACGCTCCCGATGGCTCGGCTGCGGCCAACAGCGTGGCCATGCGAGCGCGTGGCGCCGCCGGCCTGGGCGGCACGAATCTCACCGGCCCGCAAGGGCTCATCACCCCCGCGTCCACTGCACCCAAGACGCTACTCGGATGACCACCATGTCCTTCCTGCACGATGTCCTGGCCAAGTTCAAGGCCGATGCCGCCAAGGCGTTCGACCTGGCCGACCCGCACGCCTACCTGGCCGAGAAAGAGGCCGAGTTCAAGGCCGCCATCGCCGAGGCGCATGACCAGCTGCACCGCCGCATCGTGGTGCTCGAAGCGCTGGTGGCCACGCTGATGCGCCAGCCCACTGACGGCACGCCGCCGTCCGCCTGACCTGACCCATGGCCGCTGTCGCCGTCGCCGAGAAGTTGAAGCCGTCCGAGCAGACGGCTGGCAACACCGCATCGCCCGAGATGATGGCGCTGCGGCAGCACGTCGACCAGCGCCTGATCTCGCTGCGCAACGACCGCATGAGCTGGTGGACGCACTGGCGCGAGATCGCCGACTACCTGATTCCGCGCCGCTACAAGTGGCTGATCACGCCCAACCAGGGTAACCGCGGCAGCCCGGTCAACCAGCGCATCGTCGACAACACCGGAACCATCGCGCTGCGGGTGCTGGCCGCCGGGATGATGAGCGGCATCACAAGCCCGGGACGGCCATGGTTTCGGCTCACGCTGGCCGATGACGAGCTGGCCGACGATCCCGATGTCAAGGTCTGGCTGTCCGAGGTGCAGAAGCGCATGTCCAGGGTGTTCGCCGAGTCGAACTTCTACAACGCCCTGGCCGTGATGTACGCCGATCTGGGCGCCTTCGGCACGAGCGCCCTGGTGATCTACGAGGACTTCGAGGACGTGATCCGCTGCCAGATCGCGGCGGCCGGCGAGTACTTCCTCGCCAATGGCCCGCGCATGGACGTGACCACGTTCTACCGCGAGTTCGTGCTGACGGTCTACCAGGTGGCAGAGGAGTTCGGTCTGGACAACTGCTCGGACAATGTGCGTGGCTCGCTGCGCACCGGTGGCGCCGCTCTGACGCGCGAGATCCGCATCGGTCACGCCATCGAGATCAACGACAAGCTGCTGCCAGGCATGCCCGGCGTGGACGGCATGCCCTACCGCGAGATCTTCTGGGAGCTGGGCAGCGGGCAGAACTTCATCCTGCGCAAGCGCGGCTACACCGAGTGCCCGTTCATCGCACCGCGCTGGGACATCATCGGCAACGACCCCTACGGACGCAGTCCAGGCATGGACGCCCTGGGTGACTGCAAGGCCCTGCAGATCGAGCAGAAGCGCAAGGCTCAGGCCATCGACAAGCACGTCAACCCGCCGATGGTGGCCGACGTGAGCCTCAAGAACGAGCCGGCGAGCCTGCTGCCTGGCGGCGTGACCTACGTGCAGACCGTAACTGGCGGCGTCGGCTTCAAGCCTGTGTACGAGATCGCGCCCGACTTCTCCGGCCTAGTCGAGGACATCAAGGAGGTGCAGGCGCGCATCAAGACCACCTTCTTCAACGACCTGTTCCTGATGATCAGCCAGCTCGACACGGTGCGCACGGCCACCGAGATCGACGCGCGCAAGGAAGAAAAGCTGATCCAGCTCGGGCCGGTGCTCGAACGCTTCGAGAACGAGGCCCTGGACCCGGCCATCAAGCGCACCTTCGCCATCATGCTGCGAGGCGGCCTGCTGCCGCCCATCCCGGCTTCCCTTGGAGACGCCAGCCATGTGAGCGTCGAGTACGTCTCCATGCTGGCCGAGGCCCAGAAGGCGGTGAGCACGGCGGCCATCGAGCGCATGGCCGGCTTCGTCGGCAACATGGCTGCTGGCAACCCGGCCGTGCTCGACAACATCGACATGGACGAGACGGTCGACATCTACGCCGACCTGCTGGGGGTGAATCCGAAGATCATCCGCGCGACGGCCAAGGTGGCGCAGATCAGGGCGCAGCGCCAGAAGGAGATGCAGGCCCAGCAGCAGGCCCAGCAGACGATGGCGCAGGTGCAGGGTGCACAGACCCTGAGCCAGACGCCCATCGGCGGCCAGAACGCGCTCGAAAAGCTCCTGGGGGTGGACTGATGAGCATTGACCGCCACGACGCCCGCCTGCTGGACATGCGCCTCGAGGAAGAGCACGACCTCGAGCGGCGCGAGCGCGCGTTCAAGGACGGCTTCACCGAGGGCGCACCGCCCATCCCGAATGCGCAGCTGGTCTACAGCCCGGCCGGCGCGATCGGCGTGGCCGTGGCCGGAGCTCGCTTCGTCTGCCCGCTGCCCAAGCAGTACGTCGGGCCGCACGTCGAGCTGGCGCTGATCGACCGCGACCGGCTGATCGTCACTCACCCGAACCATCCGCCTCTGCTGATCGACCCGCAGCGCGGCACCACCCAACCACTGTAGAGGACCGCACGACATGGCCACCGTCAACTACTCGCTGCAGGACGCCTGGGTCGGCGAGGCCCTATACACATGGACGCCGCTGACCACGACCAACGCCGACGGCCAGCCTGCGCAGTACCAGGGCGCCGGAGACCGCGTGATGCAGATCACCGGCACCTTCGGCGCTGGCGGCACGGTGCTCGTGCAGGGCTCCTGCGACGGCACCAACTGGTTCGGCCTGAACAAGCCCAACAGCACGGCCATCAGCCTGACCGCTGCCGGCCTGGTCGAGATCCTGGAGAACTGTCCGTACATCCGCCCCTTCGTGAGCGCGGGTGACGGCACCACATCCATCACCGCCATCCTGGCCATTCGGAGGAACGAACGTGGCTGATCTCATCCAAGCCGCCCAACAGGCGGAAAACCTGCTGGCGATGTTCCAGGGCGTGCAGGCCGTGGCCGACGCGCTCAAGCAGGTGGGCAGCATCGAGCAGGCTATCGCCGAGTCCACGACCCGCCTGGGTGTGGTGCGCGGCCAGGTCGACCAGGCGCAGGCCGAGCTCGACGCCAAGAAGGCCGAGGTGGCGAATGTGGCCAACACGGCTCAGTCCACCATCGACGACGCCAAGCAGCAAAGCGCGGTGATCGTCCTGGCGGCCAACAACAAGGCGCAGGAGATCCTGCAGGCCGCTGCCGACCAGGCCGCATCACAGCGCTCGATCATCGATGCCGAGCGCGCCCAGCACGATGCCGACTTGCTCTCGGCGCGCGACACCCTGGCTCAGGTGCAGGCGCTGCGCGACGCCGAGCAGGCCGAGCTCGACCGCGTCAAGGGCCTGGTGGCGCAGATCAAGGGAGCCGCATAAATGGCAACCGGCACTACCACCCTCATCGCCAACTACATCCAGTCGATGGCGCTCAACAGCCCCGCTGACAAGTGGGGCAGCGACGCCATCAAGATCGCACTCATCACCAGCACGACGACACCCAACAAGGCCGACTCGAACCCTACCTGGGGCGCTGCTGGAGCGCAGAACTACTCGACCAACGAGGTTACTGCCGGCGGCAACTACACCGCAGGCGGCGCGGCCATGAGCGGCACCACCGTCACACAGGCATCGAACGTGGTTAGCCTGAACGCGACGAGTCCGATCACCTGGGCTGCGAACGCGAGCAACCCGACGAATGCACGCTGGGCCATCATCTACGACAACACCACGGCGAACAAGGAAGTGCTCGGCTTCATCGACCTTGGCGCTGTCACCTCACTCGTCCCCGGCCTGCAAATCAACTTCAACGGCGTTGGCAGCGGCACCCAGCCCGTTTTTCAGGGCACCGCCGTCTAACCTTCACTCTAGGAGCTACACACCATGCTTTCCACCTTCGTCGGCCCGCTGGCCTGGGCACAAGGCGACGGCACCGCCGTTGCGGCCACCACGACTCAAACCTCGCTGCTCACCGCTGGCGCTGCCACCGGCAAGTGGAGCATGCCGGGCAACTTCCTGACGGCACAGGGCCAGATGCTGCGCCTGCGCGCCTCGGGCCGCATCAGCACTCCCGCTGCGACTCAGGGCAACATCACGTTCAACGTCACGGCGGCGGCCATCAACATCGTCACCACGCCGACGTTCACTTCGCTGGCGTCGCAGACCAACATCACATGGCTGCTCGACCTGCTCATCACTATCCGGTCGGTCGGTGACGGCACGCTGGCAACGGCGCTTGGCACCGGCGACTTCCGCTCTGCACTCGTGTCGGCAACCAACTTGGTCAACCTCATCCCCGCGACCGCGCCGGCGGTGGGAACCGGCTTCCCGAGTTCGACGGCGGCGATCATCGACTTGCAAGCCACCTGGAGCAACGCCACGGCGGGCAACACGATCACGCTGCATCAGTACCTGCTCGAATCCGTGGTGTAAGCCGTCATGCCCGGCATCCAGCAGTCGGTAAGCACCCAGTGGGAGCTTCAGGCCATGAACCTGAACCTCGCCACTGGCGACGCGACGATCACCATCGTTAAGCGCACGGCAGGCTACCCGGATGAAGTGCACGCCTTCAACACCACGGCGGCTGATTACGGTGCGGCGTGGAACTCCCCCGCGACACCCGGCATTTCCCGATCGCAGGATGTCGTCACGCTTGCCCTGGGCGTACTCATCAGCAAGGGTCTCGTCACCGGGACGCCGTACTAAAGGGAGGGCCTCCCCGGAGGAGGCGTAAGCATGGCCCTCCTCGTCTCAGCAACGGTTCCGATCCCCGCAGGGCAGACCCAATCGGCGGCGTTTGCCGTTCCTGGCGGCCTCAAGCAGCCCGGCGTGCCCCTGTGGCTGCACATCCTGATGGATGGCGACGTGTTTCCGACCGGGACAACTCGCATCGGCGTCGAGTTCTCCTACGACGGCGGGGCGACTTGGCGTGGTGCATGGACTGATTGCGTATCGCCACGGACCTGGAAAACCGCCGTCCATCAGTTCGACCTCAGCTATGCCATGGGGCCGGACGACTCACCGACGCATGCGAGGTTTTCGACCAACGCGCCGGCAGCATTCAACTGTGCAGTGACCCTGCAAACCAGCTAAATGCCCGCGCCGTCGATCATCCAGCAGGCGACGACAGCCACAGGCAATACCGTCGGCCTGACCGTCACGACGGGCAACGCACTCGTCGGGTCGTTCAG